TGGCATGAACAGCCTGTTTCACGCACCCACTCTTGTTCCTGCACTGCCACGCGGCCACCGTCGTTGGCAGAAGCAATGTTTTTAAGCAGGCTGTTCATGCCAGTGCTAATGCGAGTGGCCGCATCGGCTGTGTCAAAGTTAGGCTTGACCAAGCCCGTTGGATCAATAGGAACCAACAGGTTGTTGACTTTGTCCAAGAACCATGTTTTGGGGCCGTAGGCGCTGGTGTAGACACCCTTAAGGTTGTCCAGTGTGGACAAGCTGTTGTCCAGCGAGCGCAGTGTGTTGCCCAGCTTAACGCGCTCGTCCTTGCTGGTCTCAATGGTTGTAGGGGCTTGGCCACGGTTCTCAACAAACGGGTTGTCCGTATCGCGCAACGTGAAGCGGCTTTGTAGCGCAGATTTAACTGTCGGATCGTTAGGATCGAGGCCCGTGCCCAAGAACGTGCCGCTCTTGGTCTTAGTAACCCGCAGGCCCATGCCGCCGTCTTCGGTAATGCCGCCACCCTGTTTGGCTTGTTCCTTGAGGAGGTCGTAGTCGCCTTTAAGCAGTTGCAGCTTGAGGGCTTGGGCATACTTGTCCTGTGCGTCCACATCACCGATAGCTTGCTGGAGCGCGGCCATCTTGCCTTTAACGCCAAGCTCGCGCTCTTGTGCCGCAATAGCAGCAAAGCCGCGTGGCAGGCCAGACGCAGCATCTGCAACCGCCATGGCAAACGTAGGCTTAGCCGTGCTGGCCAGTTTAAGCCCTGCCTCGGACAGCAGGAGCAGTGCATTGATCTTGGCCGATTCTTTGTCATCTCCCAGAATCTCTGCAAACAGGGGCTCGTACTCTGCCCGCGCATCGCGAATGCGATCAGCCTTGCTTTTTTGCGTAACCTCTTTTTTAATAAACTCGGTGGCCCCTTTTCCTTGGCGCTTGTCAAAGGCAGCGAGCTTCTCGGTAATAAACGCGCCCAAAGGATCGTCGGAAGTAGCCTCCGCAACTGCTGCTGCTTCAGCCAGAGGAGCGGCAGGAGCGGGAAGAACCTGCGGCGGAGCAGGCCGCGGTGGTTCACCCGGGCGCATCGGAGCAGCAGGGTAACCCGTTGTAGGAATTTGACTCAAAAGCTCCTGCCTACTGGCCTCTTCTTCAGGGCTGAGCGGGGAAGATTGATTCTGATTGTTAAGATAAGATTGAGTTATGCCTGCTGCCAAACCGGCTACAGGGAACATGTTTCTCAGGGCCTGTGCCGCTCTTGGAAAGCGCTCTGCGCCCTGAGCAACAGCCGTACTGATGCCTTGCTTAAAGGTAGGGGTAGTAAGAGGGCCGAGGCTCGTATACGGAGCAATTCTGGTTCCGGTGCCTTGGGTAATAAGGCCCGCAGGACTTTGCAACAGCGCTTCGCGCCCTTGAACAGACAGATTCATGGGAGGCGTTCCGCCAGTCATCCGCTGCATTGTTGGCTGTGGAGACATAAACATCCGACCCAGCGCCGCATTGGCTGCAGCGCCGTATTGTCCAACCTTGTCACCCAAAAACTGAGCACCCCGCACTAAGCCCCCAACTGCATAACCTTCAGGGGCCTCAGCCCCCTGGGAAAAAGGGGGTGCACTCTCCATGCCCGGGGGCATGGGAATACCACCCTGGGGCATGGCCGGAGCAGGCTGAGGAGCGCCCATTTGATCGGGAGGAGGCATCATGCTGGGGTCCGGCGGCATCATACCGGGGTCCGGCGGCATTCCCGCACCGGGCGGCATCATCTCTTGGCCCTGGGGCAGCGCGCCAATGCCTTGCTGCTGGGCACCAAACTGCGACTGCAGCATGGCCAGCACCTCTGGGGGCGTTTCCATGGCAGCTTCTTCACCTACCATGTCGGCCAACTCCTGATACCGTGCATCTACAGAGCGCATGTCCCCACGCAGAGTGTTCATCAGGATTTCTGGATTCTGCGGCGTGCGCGCCATTGGAGGCATTTCCTCCATATCGGCGTTTTCATCCACGTCTTCTTCCATCTCTTCCATGTCAAAGCCCGCCATGATGCCCGTGCCCTGCGCTTTTTTAGACAGGGGCATTGCAAACATAGCCCGCTTGAGGATTTCTTCTTTCATCATTAATCCTTAGAAAATACCTGCTCGAGATCCTGCCGCCGCAGCGCTCAGGCCTGCAATGCCGAGGCCTGCAACTTGTTGGAATGGACTCGGGGCAGGCTTTGACATCTCAATGCTCGACATCTGCGAGGACGGAGCACCCTTATAAATGTCAGAGAGAAAGGCCTGCTGCTGATAGGGCTGCATTCTTTGCTGCAAGATGTTTTGACGATCCGCATCCAACTTGCTTTGCTCTTGGCGCTGCTGTGTTGAACCCAAGTTGTACAGGAAGTTCACATCCTGCTGGCCCTGCGCTTGAGCTTGTTGGCCCAATGCTGCCTGTTGCATGCCAAGGTTACCCTGCTGTGTGCCCAGCGAACCGAGGCCCTGTGCCATCTGCGCGCCCACGCCAAACTGCTGCCCTGCCAGACTGCCAATACCCTGTCCGACATTGGCCAATTGACCAAACGCGCCAATACCCGCTTGCTGCTGCTGCTGTGCCGCTGCCAAGGCTTGGCCATAGCCCCCTTGTAGGGATTGTGCAATGGCTTGATTTTGCGTCTGCATCAAATTGCGATTAAATTCCTGATCAGCAATAGCTTGCCGCGATCCACCAAAAGCCCCCGCCCGTACAGCCTGAGCATTCATGCCCTGACGCTGAATCTGGGCCTGACGATTCATCTCCTGCAGTTGCTGATCCAGCACCAGATTGGCAAAAGGATTCATGTACTGCTGAATCTGCTGCTGCCCAATAGGCCCTGCGTTTTGCATAATGCCTGCAGCCGCAGCATCCGATGCCCTTTGCGCCGCAGCAAACTGAGCGCGGGTATCCGCCCCGCGTAAAGTGTCCGCCGCTTCACCTAAAGTAGCAGAGCCTCCAAGAACACCCTGCTGCGCACCTTGCAAGAAGGGCTGATATGCCCCAATGCCTCGCTGCCCTGCCAGCATGGCATCAGTCTGCGCTTGATTAAAACCCGCAACTTGGAAGTCTGGATTAAGAAATATATTGTTTGCGGCATTTGCATTGGCAGCATCTACCTGCGCCTTGGCTGAGCGCATCAACGCTATTTTTTGCGCCTCAATCTCCGGGGCTTCCCGGACTGTTTGTTCTTGGTATTCGGTTGCCATAAATTAACCCCGTTCTGAGTTTTTCTCAAGCTGGTGCATCAGCTTGTACATTTTCTTTGCACCCTCACGACGACTGCCTTTGCCCGCGCCGCGGACCGCGCTGGCGGTCATAACGAACTCTCCATCGGAAAGCATGGCAGGGATTGAATCAGACTTCTCGGTCCCCGGGCCGCTAATTTGACCAGTGCGACGAGGATACCCGCCCGCGGCCAAACCTGCAATACCGCCTTGTGCCGCATATCGAATCGGGAATTGCGGAGGGGCCAAAGAGGGGTACATGCTTTGGTTGTTGTACGGCTGATAAATACCCCCTGCACGGTTGGTCAGCGAGTTAGGGGGAGGCGTGTACATGGATGACATGCCCTGAAAGGGGCCACTTGGTTGTGCCGAGGAGACAAAGGGCATGTTGGAGCTGTTTGCATACCCGGGGGATACGTAAGCAGGAAATGGCGTGCTCTGGCCAGAAATAGGTTCTCCCTGCTCGTTGTACACAACACCGGGCATATTTTGCAAATAGTTCAGGCGTTCGGTGCCGTCCCGGCGCATGCGTTCGTCAGCAGAAAGCCGGTTTGATTCGGAGACAGGGCCCGGTTGCACAGGCTTGGCTGTAAATCCCCCTGCAAGACCCATGACGCCCAGCCCTGCCACGGCTGCCGGGGCGTAGGTTCTAAGCATGTTGGGGGCCATTGTCCTGCTCGTTATCTCAAAGGCCTTGTCAGGGCTGATGCCCTTTGCAACTAAGTCCGCGTACCCTTTAGAGGCGGTCACGTCTGAAACAGTAGGAGAGGACGGCGCAAACAAATCGCCCACGCCCTGTTTAAAGGTTGAAAAATTAGCAGGGCCTTCGCCCATGCCTACGCCCTCGCCTATTTTTGCAAATGACTCCCCCACAGTGGGCACCTTGTAAGGGGGTGGAGTAACTGGTGGCCTAGGAACAATAGGGGTTTCAGCGGCAACACGGGCAGCGGCATCAGATTGAATAAAGTCGCCCAAAGGATCAGGGGACGGCACAGGTGCCTGGGCACCAAGTGGTGCGGGCGGTGCGCCATCTACAGGCAAGGGTGCCTGTAAGGCGGAGGGCACATTGGAACCTGCCCCTATGCCGGTAGCATTGCTAAATCTAGCAACTTGACCAGAAAATGCTTCACCGGGGGTTACAGTTGAGGCACCAGTCAGCGGAGCTCCACTAACTCCGGCAAATGCGCCAGCAGACAAGCCGGAAATGGCCCCTGTCTTAAGCGCATCCTTCAGGCTGCCCCCTGCCAATAAAGTAGAGCCTGCGCCGCCAACAAACCCACTTATAGCTGCACCTGCAGCAGTGCCTGCCCCTACGCCAAGAAAGCTGGCTGCAGCAGGGCCTAAGAAAAATCCTAGAGCTATTCCGGTTACCAATCGGCCTACGGTGCTGCTGGTAAACTTTTTAACAGCCGAACCTATGCTTTTAAAAGTACTGCTAATCGCCTTGCCCACATTTTTAAAAGTGTTTCCAATGCTTTTAAATACACTTTTTAGAAAAAACTCAGGAAGACCGGTATAGGGGTTGATTGTTCCGGCCCCTCCTCGGCGCTGAAGCAGCCTAGCCTCTCCCGGAGTAATGTGCGCCAACATGGTGTCGCCATTGCGCCCATAGCTTGCAATCGCTTTGGCAATCGGCTTAAGTTCTGCAATACCGCCTTGCGCAAACGCCTGCACCCCCGTGGATGTGGCCATCATTTGGTCCACCGCTATGTTAAGTGCTGCAAAGAACTCAGGGTCAAACTGCTCTGGTAAAAAGTCCTCGGGAACACCCTCCTTTATAAGCTCTTCACGCAAGCTCATGTAGTTTGAGGGGTCTGCCAATACGGCATCAACAAGGTCGTTTAGAGCACTGAGCACTTCAACGGGAACATTCAACCCTTGGAGCGCTTGCGTAAACTCCGCCACTGCCTGCGGGTCTACCTCAGCAGCACCTTCAAGCATTTGATTGGAAAAATCTTGCGGAGAAACCTGCTGGCGCAGTTGTTCAAAGACGGCCATTGGATCTGCCCCGGAAGCGCCCATCTCCTGGGGAGGCATGACCTGAGGCATTGCAGCAGGCATTTGCATTTGTTGGTTTTCCATGGTATTTCCCGTAGTCCGTAGATAAAGTTGATTGTAAAGCGCTACGACGTTTTTATGCGAAGCATTTGACTGGTCGCCTGCACCCCGTCCTGCGTGTCCCGATACACGTCCCCTAGCCTAAGATTTGGTAAATCGGCCTCTGTTGGCAACGTATTCAAATTTAAATTCAAGGTCGCAGCCCCTGTGTCCCCAGGAGTGTTAAGCCGAACAAAGAACAAGCGAAGTACATTATTTAGCTGGTCCTGGTAACGCCGGTCATACTCATCCGGAGCCAACGGAAGGCTGGGCGGGGCCGCGCTAAGTTCTGCCATCTACCTTCTCCCGTCTTTGCGGATATCGAGCCGCGTTGCGCCAAGCTGCCATGTAGTTCCTAGCTTCGTGGACCCGCCTTTTAAAATCATCTGTCTTCCCCGTACACGGGTGTTTATTTGGCCAGTAAATTCTTCTGTGATCACAAAGGTAGAGCCTTTAGTCACTGTTCCACTTTGCTGAGACGTGACCCCTGAACCGGAGTTGGTCAAACCAAACAGGGTGATTTCAAGCTCTGGAGAAGAGTTCGGGGTAGAGCCGTCAAAGGTCAAATCGGGCAACATGCGCCAAACCTCTGCAAAATTGTGACCGTCCTCAATGTCAAACTCTGCGGAAGAAATGTACGCTTCAATCGCGGTGGGCGTGGCGGTTTCATTATTGTCCACGCCGTCTTCGTGATTGACAATGTTCTTTGAGTAAGTGGCCGCAATCGGAAAGCTGAGCAAGCCCGAATCCAGCCACGCTGTGCGGCCAAGCTCACCGTAATACCAGATCCTTTCCTGGTAGTTGTAAATAACATATTTGTCTACTTCAGTGGAGTTGGCAGAACAATAAAACCACCAAACCTCGTTAAAACCTTCACTGGTCCCTGCAAATATCTGAAGTGACTGATCTACGTTCAGGTCATTAAAAATGTGCCTGCGCAGGTCACAAACAAGAGTCTGTACCCGACCATCGTAGGCATAGAACTTGTCTACCCCCATCCAATAAATGATGCCCGAAGCAAGGGCCACGGCGTTCGGCCCTGCAATAGAAATGTTGTCTCCCAGAGACTGCGCCCCCCATACAAACGGAGGACCAAGATACTGCAAAGAGTAAAGCGCTTGATCTGTAAACACAACAATTTCTTGCCGTGTTTGCACTGCCGTAATAATTTCTGAGCCGCTTGACAAGCGCAGACTGCCTGCTTGGTTGGTGACAACAGGGGTCCAGGTAAAAGCGTCCTCTTGATCTGACCAACGAATCAGCATGGGGTCAATTGTTCCGGAGCCATAGTCGTTTGTGCCAATGCACAGCACAAACCGAGATGTATCGGAAACCAGGATGAAGTTGACGGCCACAGGGGTATCCGCATCCCCCAACGTAGTCAGGTTTACACCACGCGCCGCAACGCCTGATGTTGCGTCCCAG